TTGCAGCCGTGGCGCGCGCCGGCGTTTGCGTGAGTTTTCTCTATCCACGAACGGTCAGCATCGCCAGAACTGCGACTGCCGCGACGGCAGGGCTGGTGAGTTACAACGACCTGGAGCAGGAAACGACCGTCGCCAGCGGGTTGGCAGCATCGATTCAGTTGAAAAAAGAACACGGCAAGCCGGCTGCCGATCTGCCGGGCGACGCGCTGGAACGCACGCTGTGGACAATTTTTATCCCAAATCAGCCGATCACCCTGATCCAGTCGCGCGACGTCGTTATTGACGAAACCGGCGTTCGGTATCAAATTCTTGCGCCATATTGGAATTCGCTTGGCTACAATCTCCTGACTGAGAGATTGGAGGCGTAATGGCAGATATTTCCGATGTGACCACGGCACTGGCATCATTGGCCGCGAATGCGCTGTACCCGAACGGGATCGCGCAGCCGAGTGCAGCCGGCGTCACGGTGACGGTTGCGGCAGGCTGGCCCGTACCCGCGCAACTAGACGCGATCATTAAGTCCGGCCATGCCATGCTGACGGTCTACTCAATGCCGGGAATGGACGCGAACACGACGCGCTTTGCGGCGCAGATGGTGCCAAAGACAGCAATCCCTGCGGCAAGCCTGACGCTTACCGTTTCCGGCAATCAGGTGACGGTCGGCGGCGCGATCAAGTCGGGCGAGGCGGCGGCGGTCCAGGTCAATTACCAGACTTACAGCGTGCCGGTCGCATCGATCGACACGGCGGCGACGATTGCCGCTGCGCTGGCGGAATTGATCCCGAGCGCGAGCGCCGCTGGCAGTGTTGTGACGATTGCAGGCGCCTTCGATATTGGCGCCGTGGTTTCCGTCCCGGTCGGCATGCAGTCAGAGGTAGGGCGACAGTGCCGCGTGTTCAAACTCGTCGCATGGTGCCCATCCGATGCTGTGCGCGCGCTACTGGTGCCGGCGGTCGACGTGGCATTCCGGCAGATGCCTAGAATATTGATGCCTGACAACACGTATGCGCGCATGATCTATCGCGGCACCGTGGTAATGGACGACATCGCGAAACAGAAAATTTACCGGCGCGACCTACATTATGAGGTCGAGTACTCAACAACCGCGACAGAAACCGATAACACGGTGACGAGCGTCGGCGTCAGCCTGACGTCGACGAACGGCACAACGAAAACCATCAACCTGTGAGGCCCGACATGGCAACTGCAACACCCGCTCCCGCTTTCTACCTGGTCGTGATCCATGCATTCGGCACGTATCGCCGTGGCGACGCAATCCGCGATCCCGCCGAAATGGATCTTGTACTGGCCGGTGAAAATGCCCGCAGCGTCAACCGCGTATCACTGTGAACCAAATGATCGCCGCCGCGTTGCGTGAGGCCGTCGCGCCCCACATCAATCAGTCGGCGACACCGGAGGTCTGCCACGCGATCAAGCGCGCATTCATCCGAATCATGCGGGACCGTTATGCTGTCAACTGGGCGCGCCATGCCAAGCAAATCCGCGTGCAGTTCCGCGGCGACGGGAAGCCGGACATCCTGATGCCGGAAGAACTGCTAGAACGCACACTGCACTGAACCATGCCGCCGAAAGGCGGTTTTTTATTGCTCGGACCCGTCTATATGGCGGGTTTTTCTTTTTGGAGAAATACTATGCCGGTCTATCAAGCAGGCAACCTGAACACGACATCGCTGCAGGCGCCCGACCTGTATGTGATTATCCAGCCGCCGAGCCAAACGTACATCAATGGCGTTCCCACCGATGGGCTTGGCTTAGTCGGCGTCGGATCGTGGGGGCCGGTCAATGCGCCAATTCTCGGCATCGGCAACAACGCGCAGGCGCAGCAGTATATCGGCCCGGTGAAGAACCGCTCGCATGATCTTGCCACGGCGGTGGCTGTTGGCGTGCAAAACAACGTGCAGAACTTCGCCTTGGTGCGGATCACGGACGGCACCGACGTTGCTGCAACCGTCAGTGTGATGGACATGAACGCCACGCCAGCGATCGGCATGACGCTGACGGGGATGTACAGCGGCACGGTCGGCAACACGATCACCGCCAATGTGGTGAACGGTACCGCCGCCAGCACGTACCGACTCTCGATTCAGCGGCAAGGCTTTACGCCGGAGGTGTTCGACAACATCCCCGGCACCGGTGCCGCGTTCTGGGTGAATGCGGTTGCTGCGGTCAATTCAGGCCAATCAGGATTGCGCGGGCCGTCGCAGATTGTCGTTGCGACCATCGGAGTGGGCGTCGCGGCACCGAATGTGACTGCGACCTACGCGCTGGCCAGCGGCACCGACGGCGTGACCACGATCACCGATTTGCTGATGGTCGGCACCGATGGCCTGACGCGCACCGGCATGTATGCGCTGCGCAAGTCGGGCGTCCAAGTCGGTAACCTGGTCGACTGCCAAACCACGACCACATGGACCGCGCAGCTCGCGTTCGGCTTGCAAGAGGGAATTTACTTCCATGCCGCCAACCCGCCAGGTGCCAGCGTGACCACATCGGCGTCCAATCTGGCAACCGCCGGCGTTGATGGCTACGGCATCAACTGCTTGGTTGGCGACTGGGCCTACTGGATGGATAACGCCAATGGCGTGCAGCGCATGCTGTCGCCAGCCACGTTCACGGCATCGAAGCAAGCCGCGACGAGCCCGGAGCAGTCGGTGCTGAACAACCCGATCAACGGCTTGATCGCCACACAGCGCAGCCTGCAGAATCTGCCGTACAGCGATTCCGAGATCGGCCAAGCCGCGCAGGCCCGGCTCGAGGTGCTGACACTCGGTGCGCCGGCCGGCAATATCTTCGCTTGCCGCACCGGCCGCAATGCCTCGTCCAATGCTGGCACGAACGGCGACAACTACACCCGCATGACGAATTACATCGCCTTCACGATGGCATCGGCGTTCGGCTACGTGCCAGGCAAGGTGCAGACGATTGATCTGCGGCGCAGCGTCAAAGGTGCGATGGATGCGTTCTTTTCCAACCTGCAGCGGGTCGGCATGATCGGCAACGTCAACGCGCCTACGGATCCGGGCTGGTCGGTGCAGATCGACGCCAGCAATAACCCGTTCTCGCAGGTGTCTCTCGGCTATATGCAGGCGACGGTCAAGGTGACTTACCTCTCCATCGTCAGATATTTCCTTGTGAGCATAGAGGGCGGCCAATCCGTCACCGTCAATCCCGTCTAGTCTTTCCGATCGCAACCAACGCCGCCCGCTGAGGCGGCTTTTTTATTTGGAGTAAGCCATGCCACAAGCTGGACTATCAATCGGCAAAGACGCGCGATTCGACTTCTTTACTGCGACCGGCACGCTGTCGCTTCCCACGCTGCTGAAATTCACGGCGAAGAAGCTGAATCAGAAAATGACCGTCAAGCCGCTCAATGGCTTGCCGATCCATTTGAATTTCCAAGAGGGCGGATGGGAAGGATCGTTCGAAGTCTCGCGCGCCGATTCCACGCTGGACGATTATTTCAACTTCATTGAGAAATCGTATTACGCCGGCGCCAATCTTCCTGCTGGCACGATCCAGCAAACCATCGAGGAAATCAGCGGGCCGCCATCGACCTTCCAGTTTCAGGGCGTGGTGCTGTACCTGGAAGACTCGGGCGATTACGAATCCGAGAAGAATGTCGTGCAACGAGTGTCGTTCATGGCTTCCACTCGCGTGAAACTGTAAGGTGCGCCCAATGACAAAAGTCGAAGTCAAACAAGAATCGGGCGATGGATCGGTCGTGGTAGCCGATGCAAACGGCAAGGCGATCGGCATCAAGAAACCGCATGTCTTGGCGCAATACCGGCTGGTCGAGGCGATCGGCGAAGCTGCCGAGAACCGCATCTACCTGGGCATGTGCATCCCGCTGCTCTACGTGGTGTCGATCGACGGCGATCCGGTTCCGCAGCCGACCACGAAGCTGCAGTTGGAGGCGCTGATTGGCCGTCTTGATGAGGCTGGCCTGACCGCCGTGCAAAGCGGCATTGCTGAGCACTTCCAGAAAAAGAACGAGGTAGCCGCCGCAAAAAAATAGCGTCGGATGCCGGTCTGCGCCAGGTCTTGCGCCTGACAAAATCCGGCGTCCCGTGGGAGGTGGCGATCACGCTTTCTCCCGCTGAATTGCTCGGCTATTGCATCGCGGCCGGCGAGATCGATGGCGGCCATTTCAACTGGGCCGAGATGCGCTGGTCGAAACCGGATTAATTCCCATGAAAAAGTATCAATCGTTCGGCGCGTTGGCGAAGGCATTGGAGCCGACTGTCCGAACGCTTGCCGCTCACGCTGGAAGTCGCCATGGCAGCGTCGGCCTTGGTGGTCGAAGCCGCCGCAAAGGACGAAATAGGCCATTACCAGCGCGAAGACACCGGACCTTTTTCGGCGTGGGAAGAGCTGAAGCCGGCGACGAAGGCGGACCGCTTGCAGCAGGGATTCACCGAGAACGATCCTCTGCTTCGAACCGGCGAACTGTACGGCAGCATCGAGCACCAGTCGGATTTCCGGTCCTTCGTGGTCGGATCGACCTCTGAAATCATGGTGTATCAGGAACTCGGCACGCCGAAAGGCATCCCGCCGCGCCCAGTGCTGGCGGTGGCGCTGTACCGGAACATTGAAACTGTGCTGAACATAGTCGGACGAACGATCGAACGAACATTGACGGGGAAAGAATGATAGAAGCCGTATTTTTTCAAGTGCCAGGCGTCTATAAGATCTCGAATTCTGCAAACGGCAAATTTTACATCGGGTCATCAAATAATCTGAAGAATCGCCACAGGCAACACTTTCAAGATTTACGGGCCAATAGGCATAGAAATAATTTACTCCAAAGGGCATGGAATAAATATGGAGAAAAATCGTTTTCGTTCGAAATTATCTGCGAGTGCAAAAGTGCGCTAGACGCCTTGGATAAAGAGCAATTTTATCTCGACACATTGGCGCCATTCAATAGAGAGACCGGCTACAACATTAGGGTAGAGGCGAATTCCAATGCTGGATGTTCGTCCTCAGATGACGCCAAGGAAAATATACGGCGCGCACGAATTGGTAAGGAGGCGTCTGAGGAGACTAGAAGGAAAATGAGTCTCGCTCAAAAAGATCGACCTCGGCAAAGCGAGGATGCGATACGCAGATCGTCAGAAAAAAGAAAGGGAGCAAAAAGATCGCCAAACATTGGGATTTCTTGCGCTTCAAGATTTCGTAGTTTTAATGACGCCGCAGTATCGATGATCCGCGCGGACCGTCAAAATGGAATGACTTATCGATCCCTAGCGGAAAAGCATAATTCAAATTACGCGACGGTCTATAACGTGGTCAACAGAATAGGTATTGCATATGCTTGAAGCCTACGCGATCGGAGTGGCGGCGACGCTGGAAGACAACGTCACGCCGCCGCTGCTGCGCATTATCGATTCGCTGATGAAGGCGAACACGCTGATGCTCGACTTCGCGGAAAACGTGCGCCGCATGAGTCGGGCCGGGCTATCGCTTTCCGGCAGTCTCGGGAAGGCCGCTGAGGCATCGACCGCGCTTGGCGACAGCAGCGCCGGATTGACGCGCGCCAGCTACGTGCTGGACACCATGGCCGCATCAAGCGCAGACCTCGCGCGCAATCTCGCTGCGGCGCGCACCGAAGGCGCCGGCATGCTGCCGACTGGCGGTGGCGGTGGTGGATCATCCAGATCATCACGCAACAATAGAACCGGGAAGGCGGCTGCCGGCGCGGCTGCGTTGACGATCTTGGGCGGCGTGTATGAGAACGCGCGGCTCGATGACACGAACGCCTCTGCGGTGGCGACCTCGCAACTTAATCCCGCAGACTGGGCCTCCGGCATGGCCGACCTGCGTAAGCGCGAGATGGAGTACGCCAGCAAATATGCCTATGCCAGCGGCGGTCGGATCGCGCCGTTTGCCGAAGCGATGCTGGAAGGCTCTCGGCTGTTGCGTACCCTGCCCGCCGCAAAGCAGGGTGAGATGATGGACACGGTGATGCCGTATGCCGCCCTTGAAGCGAAACTGAAGGGTGTACCGCTGCCCGAAGCCGTGCAGGCCTTTGTAGGGCTCGCACATCAAGCGGGCGCGTATTCGAAGGACAAAGCCGCGCCGCTGTTTGAATCGATGGTGCAGGCTTCGCTCACGTCGCATGCGTCGCTGAGCCAGATCGCGCGCGCCGCCAGTTACGCGTTGCCCGCCTTGCATGCCGCCGGCGCCAATTCCAGCGATGTAATGATGTTGATCGCGACCATGATGCAGGGCGGCATCATGAATACGAAATCCGGCACCTGGCTGAACGCGATGGCGATGAACGCGCTGCCGAATACACTTGGATCCGGATTGTTCAAGAACGGCGCACAAAACAAGGCGCTACACATGCTCGGCTTGTACAAGGGCAACAAGTCCCAGTTCTACAAGAACGGCAGCATGGATCTGATGCAATTGGTGTCAATCCTCGCTGAGGACCGCACCCATATGGAGCCGCTGAAATTCAACGCGCTGCTGAAACAGTCGTTCGGCACGCAAGGCCAGCGGGCCGCATCGTTCTTCAGCGAAGACACGACGCTCGCTAATCTGACGGCGCTGCAAGGGCTCAAGAGCCAAGAGCAAAATCCCAATCTGGTGCGCGACATGCTGCGGCAGATGAGCTCGATTGCGAAGGCCGACCAAACGATCGCCAACGCGAATATCACGCTGATGAACGCCACGACGACCTTCATGGGTCCGGTGAATGCCATTCTCGATGGCGCATCATCGTTCTTTTCGAAGACGGCGCCGTTGGCTGACCAGCATCCAATACTGGCTGGTGCCGGCATTGCGACAGGGGCGTTCGCCACGTACGTGGCCGGGAAAATGGCGCTCGGCGCCGTGGCCGATGCCGCCGGTATTGCGGCTGCCGTGCTGACCGGCCCCGTATTGCTCACTATCGCCGCTGCTGCAGCAATCGCTGCTGGCGGATGGTGGGTACACAATAACATGCACATCAAAAGCGACAATGCCGCGATGAACCCCGGCTATCACCGGCCGGATGCGGGCGACCCGAACATAAGAACGCCGGCGGGCGAGGCAGAACGGGCGCGGCTGATGAAGGAATACGGCATGCAGCCGACTATCCACGTCCACAACCACATCGACAGCAAAGAAGTTGCCAGCGTACTCATTCCGCACAAGTCCATCGGTCCGAGCGGCTTCAATCAATCCGCGCAGCCGATGCCTCCGGGGATGAATCTTGGATGGGGCAGTAATTGAATCCGATTACGCTCTCGCTGGCGACGCCGAACGGAGGCTTCGTCTTCACTGACGCCGAAGTTCCGGCCGGCATCTCGTTCGGCGGTCAGCAGATGCTGCATACGAACCGCCTCGTCGGTGGCCGCCGCATCATCGACGCAATGGGGCCGGATGACGCGCCGCTGAGCTGGAGCGCGTTGTTTCTATTTCAGTCGGCTCTTCCGCGCGCGCGCTTCCTCGATACGCTGCGCCGGCAGGGCGCGAAATGCACATTGTCGTGGGACGAGTTGCGCTACACGGTCATCATTTCTGACTTCCACGCCGATTACCGCAAGCCGTACAGGATCCCGTATTCGATCACGATGACGGTGGTCGAAGACCTGACGCAGCCGGTCAACGTTGCGCAACCGCAGACCGCCGCGCAGGCGATCCAGCAAGACATGGCACGCGCGAATTCGATCTTCGGATGCCTGGGCGATACCACGCTGGCAGGGCTGGGCGCGTCGCTGCAAGGCGCGTTCGATGCGGTCAACGCAGCGGTGCAGCCGATTGCCGCAGGACTGAAGCCGGTCACCTCGCTGATTGCCGGTGCCGCCGGATGCGCGGGCGAGATTGCCAATGGCGTGACCTCCGCAGTGGCGGCAGTTGTCGCGCCGTTTGCCGCGCTCGACGCGCAGGTGCAGCGGCTGATTACGAACGCCGAAACCGCCGTGTCTGCGGTGGCGACCATCGGCGGCATTGCGCCAGGCAGTTCGATGGCGCAGTCGGTCGGCAAGACGATTGCGCAGGTCAATAGCGCAGTGCAGCTGCCCGAGCTGTACGAGCTGCAAAGCATCTCCAAGCGCATGCAGGCGAATCTGCATCTGATCCAGTCGCCGACCAGTTCGAAGGCGGTCGTGGTTGGCGGTGGCAACCTGTACCAGATCGCGGCGCAGCAATACGGCGACGCGGGGCGCTGGACCGATATTGCGAAGGCCAACGGCTTGAGCGATCCAAACCTGACCGGCTTTGAAACGCTGGTGATTCCTGCATGATCAATACCCTGCCGACGAAGGGCGCGGTGCGCGCGCCGCGCAGCATCCTGATGATCGGAAACCAATCGATCGATTGGACGAGCTGGCGCATGGAGCACAACGGCATCCACGAGGCCGGGACGATCGACATCGAGGTGCCGACGCAATACGGCGATTGGCCGTGGTGGACGCAGCAGACGGAAATCATGGTCGACGTGTACGCCGGCTTGCCAAGCGATCCGCTGAGCTTCGGGCTATCCGACCTAACCATGCTGATGAGCGCGCGCATCGACGAATTGCGGCTGAACCCGAAGACGCGCACGATCAGCCTGCGCGGGCGGGATCTGACCTCTCTGCTGACTGACAATAAAAGCGATGCGAAATATCCGAACTTGACTGCGTCCGCGATCGCGACGATGCTCGCGAAAAAGGCCGGGCTGACGCCGATGGTGCAGCCGACGACGGGGTCGGTCGGCACGTTTTACAACGTCGACCATGTGCAGTTGCACCGCCAGCAGACGCCGTGGACGCTCTTGACGTATCTCGCGCAGCATGAGGGCGTGCAGTGTTTCGTGCTCGGGCGCAATCTCTACTTCGGCAACTTCCAAGGCGCATTGTCGACTGAGCCGTATTTGGTCCAGTACACGCCACCGACGGTAGACCTGCCATACGGCACATCGAACGCGATCGATATGCAGTTCACGCATGATCTGACGCTGGCCGGCGACATCTCTGTTCGCGTACGCAGTTTCCACGGTTACAAAGGGGCGGCATTTGTGGGAACCGCTGGCGCGACCAAGGC